CTCTCAAAATAGTCTCTATAAAGATAAAAGCTTAGATGAAAAAACAACACAGATAATAGACAGTAAAAGCATTGCTAATGGCTATAAATATGTAATAAAACCACCAGAAAGGCAAAAATTAGATTTAGAAAAAGTCAGTGAAAAATTAGGTTATAAAGCTCCTGTATCTCCATTATCAACTAATTTTTCTCCTCAAGTAAATGTTAATATGGGTGGAGTTGTAATAAAAAATGAAGCAGATTTAGAAAAAACTGCAGAAATGTCTAAACAAAAAATAATGGCGGAATTAAAAAATTATGTACAAATAACAAATTAAAGGAGGTCTAGTATGAAACCAACATTTATTTTATTGAAAAATTCTACAAGCACTCCTTTTTTCTTTGTGGTTCCACCTTTGGATTTAAAAATTGAAAGTGAGCAAGACACACAGATTTTTAAAATAATTGACGTAGGAGAAAAGACATTAATAGGAAATAGAAAAGCTGAAAGAATTACATTTTCTACATTTTTTCCTAATCTTAAATCACCTTTTTTTAATTATTTATTATCTGCAACACCATCTGGCTGTGTTGAAACATTAACTAAATTAAAAAACGATAAAGAACCTTTAACTTTAATTGTTCCTGAGTTCAACATATTTTTTAAATGCTATATCCAAACTCTAAATTTTTCTATAGTTGAAAGAACTGGAGATATAGATGTTGAAATAAGTTTAATAGAAGTTACTAAAAATAAAACCTTGCTAGATGTAGCAAGAGGCTTATTGCAAAGGTGATTTTATGGAAAGAGTTAAAATTTATGTTAATGGAAAAGAATATAAAAATATTTTTATTCAAGTTATATGGAGTGGAGCAATTCATGGAACGGCTAGAAAGTTAGAAGTTGAGTATCTAGGTGAGATCATAACTGAAATAGGAGATGAAATTGAATTTTCTTATGATGATGAAAAATTATTTATTGGAAAGGTATTTTTTCATTCAAAAAAAGGAGATACTGATGTTAAAACATTCTATGCCTATGATAATTCTATTTATCTTAATAAAAATAACTTTGTTAAAAATTTCTTTAGGAAAAAGCCTTCTGAAATTATAAAAGAAATATGTGGAGAACTTAATTTAAAAGTAGGTAAAATACCAAAAGATGAAGTTACTTGTACTTATCCCGCTATTGACAGAAGCGGATACGAAATTATATTAAATGCTTACACTATTCAACACAGAAAAAATAAAAAGATTTATTCTATTGTGAGTAATGATAAAGCAATAGATATAGTTGAGCAAGGAACACATGCTGATGTTCTTTTAACAAGTGCTGATAACATTTCTACATCTTCATATGAAGAAAGCATAGAAAATATGATAAATCAAATAGTTATCTATAAAGTTGAGAATGAAAAGCAACAAATACTTAATAAAGTAGAGAATGCAGAAGATAAAAAGAAATTTGGACTATTTCAACAAGTTATGCAATATGAAAAAGATGTAGATAATATAGCAAATGCTAAGGATATGCTAAAAAGTGTTGAAAAAAGTTCGAGATTACATTGCTTAGGAAATGTATTAATTCAAGCAGGATACAATATAGGAATACAAGAGCCACATACTGGACTTGTTGGAGATTTCTTAGTTAAATCAGATACTCATATTTTTGAGGGAGAAACCCATTATTGTAATATTGAGCTTGCATTTGAAAATGTTATGGATAAAGCAGAATTTGAAAATAAAGAAAAAGTTAAAAAAAGTGATAAAACTAAAAAAGGTAAAAAAAAGAAAAATAAAAAAGTAGATAAATTAGATCAACTGTTTCCAGAAGGGTGGGATAAGAAATGAGCGAATTAGGTTCTTTAATAGGTGAAATGATAGGACAAGCTACAAAAGGAACATCTATCATAAAAGCATCTGTTGAAACTCCACCACCAAATCTAACAATTAAATTTGATGGGCAAGTTATACCATCTGAGCAAATTTATTGCAGCAATTACTTATTACCTCACTATCATAGAGATTATATGATAGATGGAGTTATTGATAAAATAAAAATAGATGTATCTAAATATGATTACGATAATACTACTCAGGATGTAATGGGGCATAAGATACCAAAATTAGAAGGAAGTGGAAACTATCAGGGAAATGGAACATATAAATCTCACAAGGATATTTGGTTCGAGGATACATTACAAAAAGGTGATGAGGTATTAGTGCTTGTCATGGGAGTGCATTATGTTGTTGTTACAAAAATAGTAAAAATGCCGAGTGGAGCAATAAAGGGGGTGTAATGTGGAAAAAGATTTTAATATTTTTCTTAAAAAAGCAGAAACAGAAGTTGAAGAAATGGCAACTTTTAAAGAATATGCTATAGACTTTAAAACTGGTGAATATATCAAGGAAGGTAATGATATAAAAGTTTTAGAAGAAAATGAAGCTTTAAAAGTATGGATATTTAAGGCGTTAAAGAGTGAAAGATTTAGATATACTGATGTGCATAGTGATGAATATGGGAGCGAATTAGAAACTAATATAGGAACTATCTATCATAAAACAGTTAAAGATGCTTTAATGATTAATCAAATAAGAGATACATTATTAGTAAACCCATACATTTTAGAATGTTATAATTTTGAAATTTCTAATGAAGAAGAATATGTTCCGCAGATAACCTTTAATGTTAAAACAGTGTATGGAGAATTAGAGATGGAGGTGTAAATGAAAGATAAAATAGAATTAAGAAATAATTTCTTAGATAATCTTAAAAACCCACTTTCAAAAATGGAAGGGACTTATAACTTTGATATTGCTGCCACTTTTGGAATAACAGCTGAAGAAGTTTACAAAGAGTTAGAATTTTGGGAAAAACAAACTTTTATTGATACTGCAACAGAAGATGAATATGTTGATAAACATGCTTTAATGTTTGGAGTAAAAAGAAGGGTAGGAACTAAGGCAAAAGGTATTTTAAAAATAACAGGAAAAGCAAACTCTATCATAGAAGAAAATACAATATTTCTAAATAGAGATGGTATAAAATATAAATCTTTAAGAAAAGAATATCTTAGCACAGCTGGAGTTGCAGAGATAGAAATAGAATGTCTTTCAGAAGGAAAAATAGGTAATGCTGCAATAGGAGAAATTACAACTTTTGAAATTCAAAATAGCAATATCTACAGTGTTACGAATGAAAAAGAACTTATAAATGGATATGATAAAGAACCTAATTCTGTACTAGTCGCAAGAGCTAAAGAAAAAGCTACAAGACCTGCTCACAGTGGAAATATATATGATTATGAGCAGTGGGCTAAGCAAGTTGATGGAGTTGGAAAGGTATTAGTAAAACCTCTTTGGAATGGTAATGGAACTGTTAAAGTTTTAATTGCTAATTATAATAATGATATAGCTGATTCTAGTCTAATTCAAAAAGTTAGAGAAAGAATACAAAGCGATGACGGTAGACCTGTCGGAGCTGATGTAACTATAGAAAGCTTTAGAGCTAAGACTATAAACATAGAAGTTAATACTATATTAAAATCTGGATATGCTCTATCAGATGTAAAAGAAAAGATTGAATCTCTTTTAAAAGCAGTTATAAAAACTGGGAATGCTACTTTTGAGAAAGGTAATAAAACAATACTATCTATCAATCGTCTAGAGAAGTCTATTTTAGAAATAGACGGAGTAAATGATAATTTTGTAAAAGTAAACAATTCTAATTCTAATATAGAAATTGCAGATGATGAGATATTAGTAGTTGGGACAGTGATTATAAATGAGCAATAGATTAATTAAGAAAGTTTCAAAAATAGCTAGAAATAGTTTACAAGAAGATTTAATCAGAACACTAGATTTAATCTGTGAATATGCTAAAAATGATATACAGAAATACAAGGAGCTATTATTCATAGCTTTTTTTAATGAGCAACAAGTGGCTAACTATGAGAGATTTATGGAGTTAGATTATAAAAATGGTTGGAGTTTACAAGATAGAAAAGATAGAATTATCTATACTTTACTATCGAAGAATATCTTTACACCCCATGTTTTAAAGGAACAAGCAAAGATATTCACAAATGGAGAAATAGAAGTTATTGAAAATTACAATAATTATTCTTTCATAATAAAATTTACATCAGTAGTCGGAATACCTTCTAATTTAGATAACTTTAAAAACTTTATTCATATTAATAAACCAGCTCATTTGAATTTTAGTATCGAATTTAGATACAATACACATAACCAGGTAGCTTATTTATTACATAATGGATTGAAGTTAAAAACTCATAAACAAGTTTATGACACTAGACTTTATAATGATGCTGATGTTATTGGAAAGTATCACAAACATATTGAGTTAAGTTCTATGAAACATACATCTTTAAAGACTATAAAAAACAGAAATATTTATGATGAAAGGAGATAAGAATGACAGAATATACTAAACATTTGAGATTAATTAAACCCGGGGGAAATGATTATTATAATATAGACGATTTTAATCAAAACTCAGAGTTGATTGACAAGGAAACAGAGAAATTAAACAATGCTGTTACAGAAATTAAAAATGGAGCAACAAGAGAGAAAGCAGGGATAGTACAATATGGAACTACAGAGGGTAAAGCTCTAGAGGGTATGATGCTAGCTAGAATGTTTGGATGTGTGGGCTATGGTGGAGATATACAAGAGGCAGGGGTAAAAGATGTAAACTACATCTACTATGATATAAATACTAGAAAAATGTACAAGTGTTTAAATCAAAATTCAGATGTATCTGCAAATGTGGCTAATTTTATTCCACTTGATAATAACTCACTTTTGGATAGATTGGAAAATCTAATCAAAATTGA